ATTGCTTTCGTGACCGCTGGAGAGAACCAAGACGACCTTCTAGTTTATGACGGCACGAACTGGCAAATTTACAACAACTCTTAAACATCATGGCTAGTACATTAATAACATGCGCAAACACGGCGGCTCGTCCCGCTGCACCGTCCGCCGGTGATACCGTTTATCAGGAAGACACTAAACAGATCATAACCTATGACGGAGCGGCGTGGCGTGTTTGGAATTCGGACGGCACTGGAGGCTACGCTTTAGACGGGAGTAACACTATAGCCGCCGTTCCTGTGCTTCATCTGGACGCCGCTAAAATAAACGGCACTGACACGTCCGCAAACCCTTCCAACGCGGCGCCACTGACCGTCCCGTGGGCTTCTAAAGTAAACGGAACTACTACTTTTGCGCAAGGCGCAGGCGGTGCGGAGCCTACATGGTATTCGTCCGGTACGTCTTCGGAGCCTTATTTGTCTACTGACGGAGCAGATGAACTGCAAACGAATTTCAGAACAAATTTATTAGGACCGATCTCAGGCCCGTTTACGATGATGGGCGTTATGGAGAGAGTAGGCGCTACTAGTTTCGGTATCGGAGGCGGGATTACCGGTACAGCGACATCAGCAACTTGGTCTTCATCGCCGTGGTGGACGTATGCAGCCCTCGATTATCTATACTACGGCCAAACAGGGCAAGATAGTGGGGCGCGTCCTACGTTTGCTTCAGGGTCTGGAAACGGTTCAACGGCAGTCGCCACGTACACAGTTACCCGTCTCTTTATGGTCGTGAGGGATGCGTCAAACAACACTCGGCTCTATGTGGATGGAAATAACACGAACACCGCGAACGTGGCGACCTTTACCGGCGACCTTCTTATGTCTTGGATTTTCCAGATACACGGTGTGTCTTGGCGCTCGGTCGGTCATATGTACGAAATGGCACTTTGGGATTCCGATCTGTCGACCGCCGATAAAAACAAAATAATCGCATACACTAACACTCGATACGGAACCGGTAGGAATGCGGACGATACGGACGACCTAGCGAGAGCAACATTCTAATCATGAAATATTCAGTACACACAACTAAAGCCAAAGCGACCGCTGAAAACAAACGCCTAATGGGTTTACTTGGCATACCCGACGGGAAAGGAGCTACAACTTACAATGAACCGGTAAAGCGTGACGGCAAGTGGCTACTACGTGTTAAAGACCACGGACAGTGGAAAGCGGACGATATAGCTGAGAACGTTGAAGAGATAGCAGAACCGTTACCTGAATGAACAACGAATCCGCTCAAACAACCTACAACAACTCTTAAAATATCATGGCAAGTACACTAGAAACATGCGCTAACACGGCAGCTAGACCTGCGTCTCCAGCGGCTGGAGATACCGTTTATCAGGAAGACACGAAGCAGATTATCGTATGGGACGGTTCTGCGTGGAAGGAGTACGACTCTGACGACAATACAGGTTGGACAGATTCGTCTATCACAGGCATTAGCGGTATCCACACGTGGTGGGATTCTAACTACGACGCCAACATGTTTTCGGACGCAGGAAGCACGAACGCAGTTCTCGGTGAGCGTCTATACCAGTGGACGGACAGAATTAATAGCCGAGCATTAGTACAATCCGGTACAACTACCCGTCCAATCTGGGCTGGCGAGGGGAAGAATGGTCGGCCTAGAGTTATTTTTGACGGCACGTCGGCAGACAACATGGATTACGCCATTCCAGACACGTCTCAATCCGCTGATTGGGCAAACTGTATCGTGGCTATTGCCATACGGAATCTTACTTTCGACAATTCGGGCGGCTATTTCAATTACGATTATTCGAGTCAAAGCATCTTTGAAAATTATGCGACAACGGCCTTGAACACTGCCACTTACAAAGCTATCGCAGGAAACAAAACGGTTTATTCAAACGTGGATAACATCAACAAGTTTGATACTCTCATTTTAGCGACAAACACTTCTAGCAACTACACAAAGCTATATCGGAATGGAACGGATGTTACAGCTAATACCGTTGGTGTGGCCACTGCCGCAACAGCACCGACCGGAACGTTCATGGACAGTGCCGCGAATTTCCGCATACCTTACAATCAGACGATGGAATATTACGAGTGGATCATCGTGAATGCCGCAGCTACGCCCTCCGTCTGTCAGACTATAAATGCTTACTGGGCATCAAAATATAATATTACAGTAGGGACTATTTCATAAGCTAAACAATGAACACCGAATCCGCTCAAACAACCTACACGTCGTTGGAAGGTCAGCGATGGTCCTTTCTCGATAGGGGTCGTACCTCTGCCGAACTGACCATACCGTACGTTCTACCACCGGAAGGACACGGATCGGCTACCAAGTACTACACACCGTATCAGGGGATCGGGGCAAGAGGCGTCAACAACCTGGCATCTAAACTGTTAATAGCTTTGTTACCGCCCAACGCTCCGTTCTTCCGTCTGGTCATCGACCGTTACGAGTTGGACAAGGCCAAAGCGGAGTTAGGTGAAGAGCAAGGCGAACAGCTACGAACGGACTTAGAGAAAGCTCTTAGCGAAGTTGAACGAGCCGTATCTCAAGAAGTCGAGGTAGAGGCGTTCAGAGTAGGCGTGTTCGAAGCTTTAAAGAATTTATTGATAACAGGTAACACCTTGTTGTACCTACCGGACGACGGCGGTATGCGTGTCTTTAGACCCGACCGATACGTGGTTAAGCGTGATCCAATGGGCAACGTCACACACATCGCCGTCAAGGAGACCGTAGCGCCTATGATGCTACCGGAGTCCGTTCGGAACGAAGTATATAAAGAGTCCAAAGAGGACACCTGTGAGTTATTTACTTCCATCTGTCGTGAAGGCGACAAGTTCGTTGTACGTCAAGACGTCAAGGGAATGCCCATCGAGGAGTCCTACGGTGAATACGCTTTAGACAAGTCTCCTTGGTTACCTCTTCGTTACACACGCATAGACGGTGAGGACTACGGACGAGGGTTCGTTGAGGAATACATAGGCGACTTGAAGAGTCTGGAAGCGTTGACGAAAGCCATCGTGGAAGGATCAGCTGCCGCCGCTAAAGTACTATTTATGGTTAACCCCAACGGTACGACTCGCGCCCGTACTCTGGCTGAAGCTCCCAACGGAGCAATCGTTCAAGGGTCGGACGGGGACGTATCGGTTCTACAACTAAACAAGTTCAATGATTTTAGAGTGGCTCAAACGGTTATGGCTCAGATCCAAGACCGCCTCAGTCACGCCTTCCTACTCAACAGCAACGTCGTCAGACAAGCCGAGAGGGTTACCGCTGAAGAGATTCGTATGTTGTCGCAGGAACTGGAAGCGGCGTTAGGCGGTCTCTACAGCATTCTTTCACAGGAGTTCCAACTACCGCTCGTTACACGCTTAATGGAGCGTATGAGCAAGAAGGATCGTCTGCCGAAGCTACCCAAGGACATAGTCAAGCCGACCATCGTAACAGGCGTAGAAGCTCTTGGACGCGGTAACGACCTCAACAGGTTGGACATGTTCCTAGCCGGAGCTAACCAGGTGGTCGGTCCCGAAGCGGTCATGCAGTACGTCAACGTATCCGACTACTTCAAGCGACGCGCTACCGCTCTTGGCATCGAGACCGAAGGGTTGATAAAGACGGAAGAAGAGATTCAACAGGCGATGCAAGCGGCTCAACAACAAGAGATGATGATGAAGTTAGGCGCACCGGCAGTCGGTCCCGCTATCAACGCCGCTCAAGAACAGTTTATGGCTTCGGAAGAAGCACCACCGGAACAACAATAACAACGAAGGAAACAAACGATGGCTGAATTACAACGAGTAGAAATAAACGAGAAAACGCCCGGAGAGATCGAACCGGAAGAAGTTACCGAGGACGTTCCCGTCAATGCGGAGGATGCAGGGAATGGGGATTCGCAAGGAGAGACCGTAGATGATGCGGAGCGTCCTGAGTGGCTTCCTGAGAAGTTCGATAATGTGGAAGACATGGCGAAAGCCTACGGCGAGCTAGAGAAGAAGCTAGGGTCGGACATCAAAGAGAAGACGGACGAAGACGTCGCTGAGACTGAACCGACTCAAGGCAACGACCTAATCGTAGAGGCGTCCAAAGAGTTCTTCGAAAAGGGCGAGCTTACGGACGACACCTATGAAGCGTTAGCCAAGCTAGGACTCAATCGTGAGTTGGTAGACAGCTACGCCGCCGGTCAAGCCGCTCTCATGGAGAACCAACAGTCGGCTATCAAAGGTTTAGCGGGTAACGACTACGACGCCATGACGGAATGGGCGGGTCAAAACCTCACCGACGAAGAGATGAACACCTTTAACGAGGTAGTTACCTCCGGTTCCGTAGAACACGCCAAGCTTGCCGTAAGCGGTTTACACGCACGATACCAAGCGGCCAACGGTTCAACGGCTCCAAAGCTCGCTATGGGGTCCACGACGGGTTCAGCAACTTTACCATATCAATCCATGCAGGAGGTCACCAGAGCGATGAACGACCCTCGATACAAGAGCGGAGACAAAGCGTATCACGCCGAGATAGACCGACGACTAGCAGTAAGTAATCTTTAACATAAGGAACATCATGCAATACGTACAAGAAAACTGGGACTTGATCCTGGGCATACTAACGGCGGCTGTAGCTCTAGCTTCGGCTGTAGCGGCTATAACGCCTACTCCAAAGGACGACGGCGTTGTTAAGAAGCTGTACAAGATCCTCGACCTGTTGGCGTTGAACGTCGGCAAGGCCAAAGAGAAATAATGGGGATCATCGCATCGATACTT